GTTTGGGATTTGTACATTTCTAACAATAAAGACAACAAGGGAGAGGGATAAGTATGGCAAATTTAAGTTCTGATAAGGTGTTTGTGTTCCCATGTGTTAGTAGAGACATTGGCGAAAGTTCTTCTAATGACCCTTCAAAAAAAGAACTTTCAAATAAATCAAAATTGATGAGTGAAGAAAATATCACAAATATGATAAAATCAATTACTGATAAGTCCTCTTATTTGATAGAATACCTTCCTAATACGGATAGCACTAAAACATTGATAAGATTTGTTTTGGGAGGATATTATTTTGAGCTACAGGGTGTAAATCCCTCTAATGAAGAGGGTGTGGACAAATCATTATATGCCATCTTGAAGATGAAAAACACAAGAAATGAGTTTGTAATGATTGAGGGAGACAGAAACAATGAATTTGTTGGTATGTCATTAGAAAATTCAATTACACCAACAGAAGATAACAATACTTTTTTACAAATATTTGATTCTAATGGCGATATTCCAGAGGAAAGCTACATTAAGTTTAACTCAAATAGTGTGCAACAAATTAAGATTGTTATAGATGGTGGAGAAGTTCCAGTTATTAATCCCGAAGCATAAAAATAATTTTTTGAAAATTAAACATATTACACTTTAAATATTGTATATAAAAGTATATGAGAAATCATATACTTTTATTTATTTTTGAGAGGATATAAACTAAAATGAAACCAAAACAACTTAGAGTTATTAAATGCCCAACTTGTGGATACGAGTATTTACCGGCTGAAATTTATTTGCCAAATGATTTTCTAGGTAAGCCTTATAATATAATAAGAGATTCATCAGGAAAGATTATTGGGTATGATGGAAATAAAATGAATGATGTTGAAACTTATTTGTGTGATAATTGTCTTTCCGAGTTTGAGGTGACATCTACCACAAATTTTGTTTCTAAAAAGATTGGTGTAGATACACCCTACCATGAAACAAAATTACATACAGATAAATTGTTTTTAAGTGAGATGTAATATGATTTTAATACAAGAGAAAAATAGTGTTAAAATGCCAGGTATGACATCACTGTTTGTGTCTTTTCCTTATAATAAGGATGTAATTGACCATATTAAATCTACTCCACATTATCACTATGATAAGACTACGAAAGAGTGGGAAGTGCCCATAACTTCCCTGTCTCTTATGCTCCCTACCTTGAATTCTTATGACGATGTTAAAATTGAGTTGTTGCCAGACAAACATAAGAAAGAAAAAAAATTTGAGCTTGCTGATTATAAAACAACTCCTTTTTCTTATCAGCAAGATGGAATTCAGTATGGGCTTAATCACGATAAGTGGTTATTATTAGATGCCCCTGGATTGGGTAAAACACTACAACTGACATATTTAGCACAAGAATTAAAGGAAAGAAAAAACATAGAGCATTGTTTAATTATTTGTGGAATTAACACGCTTAAAACAAACTGGAAAAAAGAGATACAAAAGCATTCAAATTTGTCCTGTATGATATTAGGCGAAAGAGTTAACACAAAGGGAAAGACAGTGTTTGAGGGTGTGCAGTATCGTCTTAATCAGTTAAATAATCCTATTGATGAGTTTTTTGTTATCACGAATGTAGAAACATTGAGGGATGATAAAATAGTAAAAGCACTTAATAAGGGCAAAAATAAATTCGATATGATTATTTTTGACGAAATCCATGTATGTAAGTCCCCAACTTCTATTCAAGGTAAAAATCTTTTGAAGCTTAAATCTGCTAAGTACAAGGTTGGCGCTACTGGAACTCTTTTGATGAACAACCCCTTGGACACTTTTATGGCATTGAAATGGATAGGAGCAGAGAAGGCAAGCTACACAAATTTTAAGTATTATTATTGCTTATATGGTGGACAATTCAACAATGAGTTATTAGGGTATCGTAATTTAGATGTGTTAAAGCATACATTGAGTACTTGTACCTTAAGACGAGATAAATCTCTACTAAATTTGCCACCAAAGACAATCATCAATGAATTGGTGGATATGCCTGACAGACAAAGAAAGTTCTATGATGATGTTAAGGCCGGCATTAAAGATGAGGTTGATAAGGTTAAATTAAGACCAACTGTGTTGTTAAGTATGGTAATGAGGTTAAGACAAGCAACCGCATATCCAGGTATACTATCAACAGAAAATATACCATCTGGAAAAATAGATAGATGTTGTGACTTGGTTGAACAAATAGTTTCCAGTGGGAATAAGGTAGTTGTGTTTTCTACATTCAAAGAAACATTGGAGACGCTAAAGGAAAGACTTAAATGCTATAATCCTTTGGTTGGTACTGGTGATATTTCAGACGAAGAGATATCCTCTAATGTAGATAAATTTCAAACGAATGATAAGAACAAGATATTTTTAGGCACTTGGCAAAAGTGTGGTACGGGACTCACACTAACTGCTGCCACTTATATGATATTTATAGACACACCTTGGACAGACGCCGCTTTTGAACAAGCTTGTGATAGAATATATCGTATAGGTACTACAAAACCCGTAACAATTTACAATTTAATAACGAGTGACTCTATTGATGAACGAGTATTAGAAATAGTTAGCGACAAGGCAGCTCTTGCTGACTATGTTATAGATGACACTATTACGGAAAGTGGCTTGAATTCATTGAGAAAGTACATAGAGGAATTGAGATAGAAAATTTTTTATTTTCTATCTCTTTTTTTAGTTGACAAACATAGCCTATATGATTATAATATGTGTACAGGTAGGTGAGTATATTATAAAATGTTAGAAGAATACAAAAAAATTTATGAGGCCTCTGCTGATTTATATGTTCCTAATTGGAGAAATATAAATAAGAACATACTAGTAAAGCAAGCAATTGAATGTGCAAATACTCCAAGTGAGGACGGCTACATAGGGGCGATTATGCTTAAATATTGGGAGAAGATGTTGAAGTATTATCGTTGGTGCAAACTTGTAATAACTCCAGAGGATGCTCATTGTTGGTTGACCCAAGCAGTTATGTACGCAATAGAACAACACCCTTGGACAAGAGAGAAAAGCTCTATTTATGATGACCCAAACGGACCCGATAAGGTTATAAATAGAGTGTTGGAATCGAAAAGAGTCACTTTTTATCAACAACTAAACAGATACAATAGAAAAATAAATAGTTCCACAGTAAGTTTGAATTTGTTGGTTGACCTTTACGGTGACGGATTAGATGGCCCCATTACAACCTCTGATGAGACACTTGTTATGATTGATGAACTAATTTTAAATTTTTTCAAAAGTAAGGAGTATTTCTTAGCTTTTCTAGTGGACTCTATTGTATATGAAGGATACGAACTAGACAATCATAGTAAAAAGTTGGTAACACATCTAAGAGTTATGAGTGATGAATATTGTGACACATTTTCAATTAGACATTGCTTACCATTGAGTAGAGTGGTGAAGGCAAGTACATATATAACGAGAATGACAAGATTTAGAATAAAAAATAAGTTGAAGTCATCAGTATTTGAATTACAAAAATTTCTGAAAACTCAGTGGGGTGTATAAATGCTTATAGAGTTGCTTAGTCCTTCAAATTACATCAGTTTCAATATTAAACTAGCAGAGATTTTTGGATTACATTCTGCCATTTATATTTCAGAATTACTTAATATAAATGACAAAGCTATTCGTAAAGATAAGATTCAAGAGTCTAGTTTTATATTGGACAGGGAGTATATTTCAAATAGAACCACTATAAAAGTTGAAGAACAAATTGAGATTGAAAAAAATTTAATTAAGTTAGGAATTCTTGAAAAGCCCAATGAGAATGAAAATTGTGTTATTTTAAACATAAATGTTCTTACTACTCTTATGATGTCCGCCGATGAAGATTTGGTAGAGGGCGTCAAAAAACTTTCTAAACTAAAGAGCGAGAAAAAGAAAAGGGGTACAAAGAGTGAAGCAATAAAAGACAATTTGCTTACCAATATAGTTACCACTAATATTGAATTGTTAGAGGCTTACAAAGAGTGGATAGACGCTGTGGTGGCCAAAGAGGGTTGGATGTCTAAGAAGGCAGTTCTTTATGGTCAGTCTGTTATTGATGAATTTTCTAATCGAGATTTAGATGTGGCATTAGGAGTGTTGGCAATCGCTGCTATGCACGGATATCGAGATATACAATGGGCAATAAATATATATAAAGACCAATATAAGGTTAAGAGAGAATTTAAGACAACAACTCCCGCTGTTAATTTTTCTCCTGTATGTGTGTCAAGTGAGGTGTTTTAATGATTACATCTAAAGAGTGTTATTTGTTTAATTCTTGTAATAAGTATAAGAGTGGTAAATGTAACTTACAAGATGACAGTTTTTGTATAAAATTATTTAAACTAAACTATTTATATGATGAGTCGTTGTTAAGTAATAAGCAACGAGAGTATGTAGCATTACATATTGACTCAGATGGCACAGATAGAGAACAGTTCTTAAGATTGAAAAGCATTGAGAATAATATAGAACAGTTTGTTAATGAAGGACATAATTTGTACATTCATTCTGCTACTTGTGGGAATGGAAAGACATGTTGGGCAATAAGAATGATTCAGTCTTATATGAATTCCATTTGGCATAAGTGTGATTTAAGTTGTAAGGCATTATTCATAAATGTCCCAAGATTTTTATTGGCTCTTAAGGATAACATATCAAACCCAAGTGAATATGTAGAACATATTAAAAAACACATACTCGATGTGGACATAGTTGTTTGGGATGAGTTGGGAATAAAGAATGCCACCCAATTTGAGCATGAACATCTTTTAAATTTAATAAACACCAGAATTGATTATAATAAAACTAATATTTATACTTCCAATCTTACCTCACAAGAGTTGTTGGAAAGATTGGGGGAAAGACTTCATTCGAGAATATTTAATTTGTCAGTTGACATT